TTCAGCAGCAATGGTTATAAATTGCAGATGTAGTTATATAGTAGTACCTAAAAGAGACAGCAGAGGACAACTAATCAGAACATAATTTGGGAGGTGATTAGGTGGCGTAAGCCAATACTGCAACAATGAAATAAGAACCAGACCTAACCCTCCCCAAATGAAAGAAACTATGAAAAGATATTTTGAACAGAAACTGATAGCAGACTCAGTAAGAGATGTATCAGAAACTTCAAGAAAAGTAAAGGTGGCCATTAGTCAGATGGGTTCTAAGGACTATGACAATGATGTCATTGACCACGGTGCTTACAATAAGACTATGGCAGAAAGAGGTCCTAAAGGTGCTAATTTAATTTGGCACTTAACAGACCACAACCCAAGCCTAAAGTCAGCCATTGGCAAATTCTCTGAGTTATATGTAGAAGGTGACTACTTAGTAGGAATTACTGATGTACCTAATACAACTTGGGGAAATGATGTTTTAGAGTTTTACAAGTCAGGTCATATCAACCAGCACTCTGTAGGTTTTAGAACTATTAAAGCTGAAGCACAACAGAAAGGACAAGCAGAGGAGTACAACCTAATCAAGGAAATCCTTTTGTTTGAAGGTTCTGCTGTATTATGGGGAGCAAATCCTAACACCCCAACTTTAACAGTAGGCAAAGGCCTAACTAAAGAGGAAATCACAGATCAACACGAAAAGCTAAGCAAAGAGCTAAATATGTTAATCAAGAGTCTTAAAGATGGTAGATTTACTGATGAGGCTTTTGAATTTATTGAGATTCGCTTTGCACAAGTAAATGAGGCAATTAAGTCACTCTTATCTACTGAGGCCACTCCTATTGTAGAGCAACCCGCAGAAGCAGTTGTAGAAACTAAGGAGCCGGTTATTGATGTAAGTGATTTGAAGCATACAATTAACAATTTTATTTACAAACTAAATTCCTAAAAAGTGGAAGAACTAAAATCAATTGAGGCCTCAGTAAAATCTGCTACTGAGATCGTTGAAAAAATGAAAGCAGCTAATGAGGCTGTAATTGCAGATGTAAAAAATGAAGTGGCTGAAGTAAAGGCTGCTGTAGTAACTATGGATGAGGCTGCTAAGAAAAATCAAGCTGCTCTTGACCAACTAATTGCTGAGAAAGCTGCTAAGACTGTAAACAACAAAAACAAGTCTTTCGGTGATGCTTTTGCTGAGCAAGTGGCTGAGGCTTTTGAAGCTAAGCAAGCTGAAATCAAAGAGTTCCAAAAGAACAAAAATGCTAAGTTGACTATTGACCTCAAAGCTGTAGGTACAATGACTCTTAGCAACAACTTGTCTGGTGATGGTGTTGCTACTTACAACCAGCGTCAAGGATTGGTTCCTGCACAGAAAATCAATATGCGTGACCTTATCCCAACTGCTGTAAGCCCAACTGGTCTTTATGTAACCTATCGTGAGACAGGTACTGAAGGTTCTATCGGTATCCAAACTGAAGGTAATCCTAAGTCTCAGATTGACTACGACCTTACAGAGGTTAAAGTAGTATCTGACTACATTGCTGGTTTCGCTCGTTTCTCTAAGCAAATGATGTTCCAACTTCCTTTCTTACAGAACACTTTGCAGCGTATGTTGCTCCGTGACTTCTACAAGAAAGAGAATGCTACATTCTTCTCTGCTGTTAGCTCTGCTGCAACAGGTTCTACTACTACTTCTGCATCTGTAGATGCTGAGCAGTTGGTTGACTGGATTGCAAACCAATTGGATGCAAACTTTGAGGCTTCTTTTGCCTTAGTAAGCTATGCACAATGGGCTGACTTGTTAAAGACTAAACCTACAGACTACTCTGTACCTGGTGGATTCGTAATTGATGCTAATGGTAATGTTCGTATCGCAGGTGTACCTGTAATCGGTGCTTCTTGGGTTACTAATGACAAAGCCTTGATCATTGATGCTAACTACTTAGAGCGTGTAGAGACTGAAGGATTGCGTGTTGAGTTCTCTTATGAGGATAGCGACAACTTCCAGAAGAACTTGGTAACTGCTCGTGTTGAGTGTTTTGAGGACATCAACATTATGAGAACAGATGCCATTATCTACGGATCATTCTAATTGCTGTGGTTGATGTGGTGATAGGGGTCGGTTTCGGCCGGCCCTTTTTTTAAATATATCTTATGTTGTACAACTTACTGATTGATTGGGAGGACCAGACTGAGGAGTCAGGGATTACAGAACCCTTGACTGTTCAAGAGGTTAAGAATTATCTCAGATTAGAGGGTTTTATTGACAATTCTGAGTCAATATCCTCTGAGTTTGATGATGATGATGTTATTATTGAACACCTAATTACTTCAGCAAGAGAAAGATTGGAGGAGTACACAGGTCTGAGTTTTATCCCTAAGACTTGGGAAATAGAACTGACAAATCTTTGTGGTGGTTTTGATATCCCTTTTGGTCCTGTAAATACAATCATTTACTTAAAGGATGATGAGGGTGACTCAATCAGCACAGATGACTTTGATATCTCTTTCAATGGTAGAATCTTAAAAGACCCTAAGCTGGCTAATATGACTATGAAGTATGAGGCTGGTTACACAGTCCTACCTAAAGGTCTAAAGGATGCTATGTACAAAGAGGTGGCTTATAGATATATCAACAGAGGTGATGAGAATGTAGATTGGATTAGTAAAGAGGCAATGGCTTTGGCTTCTAAGTACAAGACCACAAATTGGATAGGATGATAGGAACTACCAAACCAATCAAGTTGTTAAAGTACACCACTACAATAGATGCTAATGGTGATGCAACTGAAACTGTGGCCACTACCTACAAAATGTGGGCTGAGGTGACAGATGATGGTGGTGGTAGGTCACAAGCTGATGGAAAAACTAACTTAGGGGATAGTAAGGTTTTTAAGATTAACTTTAGAAACTACAATATTACTCCTGAGTACAAGATTGAATACTTTGGGCAGACTTATGCTATAAGCAATGCCAAAAGAGTAGATGAGAAAAGGTTTAATTGGGAGATATCCGCATTTTCAATATTTGAGCTTGATTAAAGCAAATGTCATAGGATTGGATCAGCTAAAGGCAAGAATCCAAAATGCTACCAAAGAAACTCAAACTCTTGTGGATGCAGAGTTAGAGGCAGCAGCTATGAACTTTGTAGGATTGGCAAAAAAGGACTTAGCAAGTCAGGGTGGTGATAGGGGAACTTTATTAAGGTCTATTACTTACAACAAAAAAGCTGACTTACAATATACGGTTAGTGCTAATGTCTTTTATGCTCCATTTATTGAATTTGGAACAAAGAGTAAGTTTAACCCCTATCCTGGGACTGAGGAGTTTGCAAGTCAGTACAAAGGTGCTAAAGGGAGTGGAACTTTAAGATTGATAGATGCAATAAGAGGCTGGGTAAAGAGAAAGCGAATAGCTACAGGCAAAGAGGTTGATAGAGTGGCTTTCTTAATTGCAAGAAGTATTTATAAGAATGGAATAAGTCCTAAGCCATTCTTTTTTAAACAAATCACACCGGTTAGGAATAACTTGGTGCAAAATGTAACAAGGGTATTAGATGGCATATAAAAATGCACTATATCAAATCAAGACTGAGTGGTATCAGACCTTAAATGGTCAGCTATCGGTCAATGTTTATAAGGATGCTGTACCCATTACAGAAACAGGCAACTTTGTCTTATTAAGAGCTGAAGGTTCAACAGACACAGAATTAAATAATTCGGCTTTCTTTAGGTCTGCTATACTTGTGGTAGAGATATTTACCCAATTCCCTACAATCGCAAATAGTAAGACTGCATATGATATAGCCCAAGAGATAGATGACTTAGTAATGCTTAGTCCTAACTCCTATGGCATAACCTTAACAGACTTTCAAATCACTCAGCTAACTGTACAATCAGAGTCAGAGCTTTATGAGGATGATGGGGCTGTAAAGGTGTTTAGGGTAGTAAAGAGATACGAACACATTATAAATCAAAATTAAATACAAAACAAATGGCAGATGCTACAACAATCTCAGGAAGTGTGATGTTCATTGAATATTCAGACACTCCGAGTAGTGCAAAAAAGTCGGCTGTTTGCCAAAGTGAGGGATCATTTGATGGCAGCCGCAATGTGGTTAGTGATGAGACTAACTGTGGAACTTTAAAAGTATTAGGACCTCAAAACAACCGATTCACATTGAATGCAGTTGTTGATACCGTTCCTGATGCAAATGAGGCTTCCTACAATGATTTTCAAACTTTGTATGCCAACAACACTAAGAAGTATTGGCATTTGACTGATTCAGCAGAAACTATCTATCACGGTGGTTATGGCTGGATTAGTGCATTAGGTCAGCAGAACACAAGCGGTCAGACTGCTAAGTTCACTATGACTATTGAGATTGAGGGAGACATTGATACTGAACCTGCAAGCTAATCACTATGAAAACAATCACACACAGCATAGGCGGTCAGGACAGAATATTGGATGTAGGCAAGATGTGGTTTTCCAAGTTTTATGGGGAGGCCACTTCTTCCGATCCATTACTAATGTCTGAGCTGCTTAGTAAACCTAACAAGCAATTTGACTTTATTTGCGGCCTTGTCTATGGTGGTATTAACTGCCATAACAAAGTAACTTACAACTCAGAATTTGTAACCATTGAACAGGTGCAAGATTGGGTAGGTAGTATGGATGAGAATGAGGCAGCAGAGTTAATCAATAAGTTTGTAGAGGTTAACAAACCGAAAGAGCAGGGGGAAAAGTAAGCCCAGGCAAAAGCCTGACCTGGGATGAGATGAGGTCGGAAGCATTTGGACAGATAGGCCTACTTCCGCATCAGTTTTATGACTTAGAGGCAGATGAGTATATACTTTTACGAAAAGGGTATATTGAGAAGATAAAGAATGAGTCATATTTGTTAAGGTTTCAGACTGCCTTGATTTGTGAGGCATTTATAGGCAAAGGAAATGGGGCAAGATTTGTGATGGATAGTTGGCAGCTTGAAGAAAAGTCAGAGCTAAACCAAGAGCAAATAAGGTCCTTATTGAAAGCTAAGAGGGAGAAGGAAGCCCTTAAAAGAATAAAAAAGAATGGCTGAAGGCTTACAGATACAGATAGGGGCAAATGTCAGTAGTGCGGTTCAAGGGCTTAATCAAGTTCAAGCAGAACTTAATCAGACTGAGAAAGACTTAGTAGGGTTAGGTAATTCAGTTGACAAGGCAGCCGCAAAGATTAGGACATTACCAACTGCTACCGGACAAGCTACTTCAACACTTACCAACTTTAGCCGAGTAGTACAAGATGCTCCATTTGGGCTTATTGGTATTGCCAACAACATTGATCCTTTAGTAACTTCCTTTAATCAGTTAAAAGCAACTACAGGCTCCACAGGTGGGGCTTTTAAGGCTTTAATTGGTCAGTTAGCTGGTCCTGCTGGTATAGCTTTAGCCATCTCTACAACAACATCACTCCTAATTGCTTTTGGGGATAGATTATTTAGTTCGGGAAGTGCGGCTAAGGAATTAGCAGAGCAAAGCAAGAAGGTAGCTGAGGCACAGCAAGCTATTGTAGAAAACATAGGACAAGAAAGAGCAGAGGTAGATAAGTTGATTATTCTCTTAAAATCAGAGAATACAACAAGAGGGCAGAAAGAGACAATCCTAAACAAACTCAAACAAATCAATCCTCAATATTTTGGGGACTTAAAAAATGAGGCTGGATTAGTTGATAATTTAACAATTGCTTACAGAAAATATACAGCAAGCCTTGTAGCAAGATCAGAGGTAGCAGCACTTACTAAGGAGTTAGAGGCTATAAGTACAGAGATACTTAAATTAGAGAAAGCCGGTGCAACTACTGAGGTTATTGACTTAGGATTGCAAAGAGGTTTAGATGGTCGCTTACAAACCACTAAACTCTTAACTAAAGAGCAACAGGCTCAGTTAAATCTTAACACACAATTATCAGCACAATTAAGGGAAAGACAGAGAATCCTTGATGCTATTGCAGGTAAAGAGGCAGCCTTAGTTGATGATATTAAGATACCTGTAAAAGAGGCAAAAGTAGAGCCTCAGAAAGTCAAGTTATCTTTACCAACCATAACAACAATAGGTGACAATGAAATTGAGATACCACCCATTGAGCAAGAGGTTGTAGTTCCTTTAAAGAATGTGCAGTTTGACTTTTATGATATAGATAAAAGCAGACAGTTAGGACAGATAAGGGCGCAGTTTGAGGCTTTAGGGTTACAGATACCACCAATCAACCTACAAGCTATTATCCAAAACCCTGATATCCTTAATCAATTAAATGAGCAATTAGATGCAGCTTTTCAAAAGTTCAATCAAGTGTCATCACTTGTTGGAGGTACTTTTGCACCTGCTTTTGATAGTTTATTTAGTTCAATAGAAAAGGGTGGGGATGCAATTGGTGGTTTCTTTGATGGACTTGCACAAGGCATACAACAATTAGTGCAAGCCTTAATACAGACTGCTGCAATTGCTGGATTGGTGTCCTTAATTACAGGAACACCTTTTAGTACAAGTTTTAAGTTATTGTCGGGTATTACTTTGCCAGGAAGGGCATTAGGAGGTCCGGTAAGTGGGGGAACACCATACTTAGTTGGTGAAAGAGGTCCTGAGTTGTTCGTTCCATCTGTTAGTGGGGGAATTGTACCTAATAACTCAGTAGGATCATTTATGAGTGGTAGAATGGGTGATAGCGGCAGAGGTTCTATACTTAGAGGTCAAGACATAATTTTAGCTTACGCAAGAACACAAAGAAGTCAATTAAGAGTTAATGGCTAATTACTACAAAGGAAGTTTTGTCAATACTCAGGTTGATTACACGGACAATAGTCCGAATGAGCAGACCTTTTTTGTTACTATTACTGACATCACAGAGGATGATGGCTCAGAGGTTGCATTAGAGATGGCTGATGCTCCTATTGTCTTACAGACAGTAGATAACTCAGAAGATAAGTTTACAACCATAAAAAGTAAAAGTTGCACAATAAGGGTATTTACTGATGATATTGTAAATGCTATGACTTTTGCTGGAGGTGGTGATACACAATATAAAATAGAGGTTGCAGTAAATAGTGAGTCAGATATTATCTATACAGGATGGCTTTCTTTGTCTGATTTAGGTCAGACATTCCAACCTGATCCTAATGTCTTACAACTAACTGCAACAGATGGGATTGCTTTTTTACAAAGTGTTCCATTAAGTGACAATGAGGGTAGGTACTTACAAGGTCCACATCCTTTAATAAAATACATTGCTTGGGCATTACAAAAGACAGGCTTAAACTTAGATATTTGGGTGCAGATGAATCTATTAGAGGTATCTGCTATTTATGACTATCCTGACTATCATTTTTACAATACGGTCTTTTTAGATGCTCAGACATTTGAGGCAGACTTAGGTGAATTGGAGAACTCTTATAGTGCTTTACAAAAGATATTAGGGGAGTTTTGTGAGTTAAGCCAACAAAAGAATAAATGGTTTATTAAGTCTATAGATGAGGCTAACTATGCTCAGTTTAGGATTTGCCGCTTTGATTCTGATGGTGAGCCTGTAGATTACATAACTGAGCTTTATGCTAAGGACATTGGTGCTGATAGTCAGTATTACACTATGGCCTTTATGAATGATGATGCAAGGCTATCACTACAAAGACCTTATAAGTCTGTCATTCATAAGTTTGACTACAATTATCCTTCAGAGATTGTCCAAAATATAGACTTTGAAAGGGGAACTGCTACAACTGAGCCTGATCCTACACTACCCACAAGCACAGGAATCTATAACCCACAAGGCTGGACTTTGGCAAGGGCTGGTGATGGCACAAGTGGGATATGGTTAGACCTTTACAAGCAAGCAGGGGCAAGAGGTGAGATAATCAAGGAGTTTGAATATGGCTATGAGAAAGACCGCTATATGGTGGTTGAACACGAAGATGTAGCCGGTGATGACTTTATTCATTATGTTAAATCTACTCCATTCTATGTCCAAAAAGGGGATAGGTTAAGCGTTTCTGTAGATATTGGGCAAGATGTGAACTTGAACATTGTCAACCCTGTTCATATCTGGTTAGAGTCTGACACAGCTTATTACACTTGGCAATTTGACAATACTAACCCAGCAAGTATCATTAATCAATGGGTAAGTAAGCCAAAACCATTAACTGCTTCAATATCTGACAATCCTTTCACGCAAATGTGGAGGACTACCTTAGATAGTGCTTTGGACCCTGAGGATGAGCTACCTAAGTACACCTCAATGAGTAGCGAAATAGAGGCTCCTGCTGATGGTAAAATTTGGGTAAGGCTTTGTGTCAACTCCAATATTTTTGCCCCTCTATTTTTCTCTAATTTGACTATAGACATCACTCCAAGAGTCAATGGGTCTTATCAAAAATATACAGGTCAGCAACACACCTCTGAGCAGGATATAGACACCTTAGCAAAGAGAGAGGAGTCAGTTTATATGTCTGATGCTCCAAGAATTGAGATGAAGGGGTCAATGTTAAGGAGGCTTTTAGGGGATGTTTTATATACAGGAAATGCTGGTTTTGAAACAGGAAATGGTGTAACTTTAGATGGCTTTTTGACACCTATCTTTAATGTGGATGACTATATAAGAATCACTAACACCACAAGCAATAACGGTACTTTTAGGATTGTAGCTACTAACTACTCCTTTGTGACTAATAAAACAGTCTTAGAGTTAGCAGAGCCTACAATATTTGAAGTAGATGCAAGTACAACCATTGAATCTTATAGATATTTACTAACTGAGAACTTTTATGATTCTATAGATTGGCCTGGTGGTGGTGCGCCCCAAGAGGATCAGATACCTTATGGTCAGCATCAGAATCAAGCTGTGTGGAATCAATTTAACAGAGTATTTAGTGCTTTTGAGGCTTCAGTAGATGGTTTAGACACAGATAAGACAGACAACTTAGGACTTCCTGATTTGCCTGACCTTATGCATATGTATAGACAGCAAGACACACATCCAGCAACTTATAATAAGCAGTTTAAATGCTTACATTATGAGCAAGATACTGACAACTGTGAGTGGAATATTTATATGATTGAGGTAGGGGATGGTTCAATACCTAAGTCTTATGATGGTCACTCTTTTAAATATATTCAGCGATGAATGACCCTAAAGTAGTAAGAGGTTCCAATATGATTGCCTCTATAAAGGTGAGTGGCACATTTTACCCTGTATTTTGTGCTAAGTCTTGCTCTTTTGAGATGACTAATGAGATTATCAATAGAACCTCAGTAAATGATGGGTTATTTACTAAAAGGAGAATAAGAAGAACTGAATGGTCTGGTTCTGCATCAGGAGTTTTGGTAACTAACAATGATGGAGACAGATATTCACCTTTCTACTTAATGCAACAATCAGTAGCAAGGGCTGTCCAAGAGTGGCAGTTTGAGTTTACTAACTTAGATGGTGATGTTAGAACAATAGAAGGAGAGGCTTTGATACAGAACTTACCTATTAGTGGGGATGTTCAGAGTTTCGTACAATGTACGGTTAATATCATAGGCACAGGGGCTTTTGTTATGGATGCAAGTCCATCAAGTCCAACAGCAGATGAGAATGTTGACTCTGACTTTTGGAGTGCTACTGCCGGACAGAACTATGTGTCAGGATTGTCATTTTATGGCAAGACCTTACAAGGCAAGACAATACTTGCTATCAGTAGGGAGGGAACAGTTTATGATCCTATAACCACGGGAAGTCCATCAAATCGGACTGCATTATTTAATAGTGCATTGGGTAGGATTACATTTGATTCAAATATACCTTTTAACCCAGGCGAGACAGTTTGGGCAATGTGGAAAGACTAATGACAGTAGAAAAAACATTTTATCCGAGTCCGACTCTTAATGAGATTACAGATGCGGCTTTTGCCTACACTAAAGTTTTAATGGTGGCAAGAGAAGGTGTGACCTATGATATTTTAGTTAGTAATAATGATTTAGCCATTACAAGTAGGCAAGTATTACATCAGCCTGCTTATGGAGTTATATTTTTTAGTAGTGATATTCCTTTTAACCCTAATGAATCAGTTAATATAGTATATGAAACAAATCCTTAAATTAGTTTTTTTGCTTGTAATTGGGCAGACAGCCTTTGCACAAGCACCGAGTAACTATACAAACATCAATGGCCGCTATCGGTGGATTGCTGGTATGTTTGACTCTACCTTTCACATTCCTAAAGGTTCAACACCTTCATTAAGAACAGGAGGGTCCACCAATAGTGGAGGTTTGTTTTATAACACCTCTGATTCAAGTGTTTACACTTATACAGGTACACAATGGATTAAGCTAAGAGGTTCTATCAACCCCTCAGATACTACTAATAAGTATGTTACTCAGGTATATAAGAAAAGTGGCTCAGATTCTATCTTTTATGTAAAAGGTGGAGTTCACACTTGGGCTTTTAATGATAGTACAGGTTCACCTGGCGGTGGAGGAGGTGGTAAGGTTTACTACTTCAATGGTGGGGTATCTATGGGAACATTTGGTGGCTTTGCTATGTATGAGTTAGGAGATACTGCTAACACAGGGGCTGCTGCTAACTTTACAAGGTCAACTACAGGTAATATTGCAAACTTTATTACTGATCCCGGTAAGCCTGGACTCTTACAGATTCCTGCTGGTGTTTGGAGTGTAGATGCTTGGTTAAGTGAGACAGGAGGTGGTGCAAACCACGCTGAGATTTGGATTGAAGTGGAAAAGTGGGATGGCTCTACTATTACAACTATTGCTACTTCACCCATAGAGCAAATTACTGAAGGGGCAACTCCTAATCTTTATAGTTGGTCGGTTAGTATTCCAACCACTTCTTTAACTGTTACGGATCGGATTGTAATACAATTTTATATCTCAAATACAAATGGTAAGACTGTCACTTTATATACTCAGAATGGTTATGTGGGTGAGGTCCATACAACCTTTACTACAGGTATTGGTGCGATAAATGGCTTAACTGCTCCTGCTCAGTATTTAGTAACAGGGACAAGTGGAACAGATTTTAATATTAGTTCTGCTACTGCAACCCATACTTTTAACTTACCTACAGCCTCAGCGACAAATAGGGGTGCTTTAAGTACAACAGATTGGTCAACCTTTAACAATAAGATTGGTGGTAGTTTGGTAAGTGGTTACTTGACTAAGGCTACAGGAACTAATACAATAGATACTTCTCAGATTTATCAAAGTAGTGGAAATATTGGAATCGGTACTACAAGTATAGCATCAGGCTATAAAGTAGATATGGTAGGATCACTTCGTGTGGGAAATGGAAGCTCTTACAATAATATTACTATTAATGGTAATAGTGGAGCTGGCTCATATATTAGATTTCAAAAGAACGGAACAAATAAGGGCGATATTGGGCCTTATTCTGCTGTACTTGGAGGTGTGCCTCCTTATAGTGGTTCTAATGATGATCTTACCTACTCATCCGTTGGCGGACACTTCTTTAATACCAATGCGGGTATTAAGATGTATTTAACAAATGCAGGGAACTTGGGACTAAGTGCTTCTCCTGATTCTATGTTGACTGTCTTGGAAGGAGCTTACTTCCAAAGAGGAGTCCGTATGTCAGGACTTCCCCAAGCACCCGGAACAAAGGCTTTACGCATAGACGCTGCTGGAACAATATCATACGCAGATACTCTTATTGATGCTGGGGGAACTGTTACCTCTGTGGCTACCAATAACGGCACAGGTATAACAGGGGGAACTATTACTACAACGGGTACTCTTGCGATTGATACCTTGTTAATTTCTACAAGAGCTTGGAGACAGAAGGGCGTGGATTCAGTAGCAGGACTTCTTTCTGGCTATGTCCCGACTTCCCGCACACTCACAATAAATGGCACAAGTTATGACCTCTCTGCAAATAGGTCTTGGTCTGTGGGAACTGTTACTTCAGTAGCAACAAATACAGGAACAGGTATTACAGGTGGTACAATTACAAGTTCAGGAACAATTGCAGCAGATACTTTATTACTATCCACAAGAGCGTGGAGGCAAAAGGGAATTGACTCCGTAGCAGCCTTAATTAGTTCTAATATTTCTGGTACTACCAACTATATCCCCAAGTTTACAAGTTCAAGTGCAATAGGAAATAGTGGAGTTGTTGATAATGGAACTTCGATGACTTTTGCAGCTAATACTTATGCTTTAGGTGCTTCAAATACAACTGAAAAATACTTGCAATTTAAGTACTCAAGTGGTGATTTTTATGTTGGGGGAACATCTTCTTATGCCTATTTATATACCGCAAGTTCAACTCCGTTGGCATTTTTTATTAATAATGCCGAGCAAATGCGTCTTACCTCTACTGGCTTGGGAATAGGTACTTCTTCCCCAGCATATAAGTTAGATGTTGCGGGAACTGGTAGGTTTGGAAATACTTCAAACAATACTGATGGAATAAATCTTTTAGATGCAAATTCTACAAAGACACACATAGGTAGCGGATTCGGTGCTACATTTATTCAGAATAATGTTTACTATAATGGTAGTGCTTATGCTTATGATAATAATACATTACCAAGTAGTGTCATAACATTATCAAGTGGAGAGTTTAATGTTCAAACTGGTGCTGCTAATACTTCCCCGACAACCAAATTAAAACTTGATTTAGCAGGTAATTTAGGTTTAGGAGTAACTCCAAGTGCGTGGGGAGGAAATGCAAGAGTTTTAGAAGGTGCAAATGGTAGTGCTTTAACATTTAATAGTGCTGCTCCTGAAACCGCAATCACAAGTAATGCATATTATAACGGAAGTAACTGGATTTATAAAACAAGCGATGAAGCATCAAGATATTCTGTAAATGGTTATAATGGTTCACATACTTGGGAAGTTGCAGCAAGTGGCACAGCAGGTAATGCCATATCCTTTACACAAGCTATGACTCTTGATGCTTCGGGAAATCTTAATATAGGAACAACTACAAGTTCATCATATAGATTAAATGTAGTTAGTGATTTCCCTGCGCTTTTTGATGTTACATCAACAGCAACTTCAGCTACTTACGGTGGTTTTGTCATAAATAGAAGAACTAATACAATAGGTAACGGTAATGGTCTTGCGTTTGCAATGTATAATAGTTCAAATGCTTTAGCGGAGTATGGTTATATTGGAACTTTAATAGAAAGCAATACAGCAGGAGCAAATTCAGGCGCATTAATTTTTGCTCCAACAGCAGGCGTAATAAGAACTGAGCGAATGAGAATAACAAGTGGGGGACAGGTTGGAATCGGTATTGCTCCAACGGGTTCTTGGGGTTTACAGATGTATGGAAATGGAACTGCAAATACAGTAGCAAGAATACAATTACAAAATTCATCAACCGGTTCTGCTGATACTGATGGTGGTGGTATTAGTATGGAAGGTGTTGATTTTGTAACAAGAAATAATGAAAGTGGTGTTGTTAAATGGGAAATGGGTGGAAGTGAGCGAATGAGAATAACCTCAAGTGGAGAACTCTTAATAAACACTACCTCTGATGCAGGTGACTATAAGCTACAAGTGAATGGGAATGTGTATCAAACAGGAAATACCGAAATAATCAATGCAAGTGGACCTTATTTTTTAATAGGTGAGGGAAATGGAGCCAACCAATATGGGGTTGTTGATTGGGATGCGACAAATAATAAATTAAGAATAGGAACACAACCTTATGCTTTTGGAGCAAGTGGTGGACAATTAAATCTAACAACATCAGGTAATGTAGAAATTCCAAATGGCTCAATCAAAACCGCAGCACCTTCTGGTGGAACGGCAAAGCCTTGGAAGTTGGGAGAGGCAGGAGTAACATTAGGTGGTTCAAATACAAGCGGAGTTCGTGTGGAAATCGATGGCACAGTATATTATTTAGTAACAGGATATTTACCATAAAAATTTAAATTAAAATAAAATGACAAATTACACTTGGACAATTAGTTCATTAGAGACCGCCCCAAAAGAAGGGCAATTAATCGATGTTGTTAAAATCGTACATTGGCGTTACAAAGGTGTAGATGGAGATTATTCCGCAGAGGTTTATTCTTCTTATGCTTGTGGAGAGCCTTCTTCTACTGATTTTACCGCTTATCCAGACCTAACAG